CCAAATCAATTATACTTATGAAGTAAGAATTGTTTGCAATTATTATATTCTCTGAATTATTGTCTGTTCTAACCACAAAAGTTTTTGTTCCTACAGGATGAACGATATCATTTAAAGCGGTTTTAAACTTAGCATAATCTGTTTGTGATTTGATAACATAAGAGAAGTTATGATACTTTTCACCATCTTGCAATTTTTTATCAGAGCTTACGTGTCCATCAGTGTTCAAATAAATTCCGGGATAACGAATAAGTCCATTTTCAAATTTAGCATTTGCTTTTGCATTTCCATCACCGTAAAATATTGACGATGTAACTGTTGCAGTAATTGCATTGGTTGTAGTGGTGTTATCAGATTTTAGCAACTTCGTAACATCTAAGGTTCCTTTATAATCATAAACTCTTAATAATCCTGTCTCATCATTATAGCTGTCAACAAAAGCTTTAAATGTGAAGTTTGTATTTGAGGTGCCTTGATAAACGGCAGTATTAGAAACAAATAATTGTCCTTCTGTAATTGCTGTTGTTACTAAATCGGCATTTCTTAACGAAACTATAGGTGCGGAAACATAATCATAACCATAACTAGTTACTCTTATCGAAGTTATAGCACCGATTCTTGAAGTTGTTAGAGCGTATTGTTCTCCATCTCCAGCTATTTCAGAGACAGTTAAATTAGCGTTAGCACCAGCTGCCGATTGTACGGTAATTGTGGGTAAACTGTTTGCCTCATAACCCTCACCACCAATAACAAAAGCGTTTGAAGAATGATTATTAATTGTAACAGTTGTGATTACACCACCTACACCCACATTAACATATCCATTCGCACCATATCCAGAACCACCAGTAAATATTAGAATATCACCATTTGAATAACCTGTTCCGCCATCATTGATGTTTATTCTACCAATTGAACCAATCTTGTATAAATCGTTTCTGTTTATTTTGAACAAACTGACATTTGTTTTGTCATTTTGAAAGTTATCAGCAAAATATACGTTGTTAGTATCTACGTAAGTTATCTCTCTCACTTCTTCAAATTTGTTATTGATGAATAATCTAACGTAATTTCCAACTTCCAATGAAACAGTAAAGTCCACCAATGCTGAAGATATTCTATTTGAGCCTTTAGAAATCGTCAATGAAGATGCGATTAAACTATCAGGTAAATCTTCGTTGTAAAGACTATACGTTTCTACTGTGGGCTTGGTTCTATATCCACCACCAGAACCCTCAATTAAAACAAATGAAATTGGATATACTGTGAATGGTTGATATGTCGAGATAGAACTAATTGTATTAGATTCTATTACAGAAATATTAGCAAATAAACCGTCAAGTGTCGAAACCGACATATTAGAAAGATTGATAGTTCTGGATATAGAAGTATCTAAAAGCGAAATGTTTGCTTTTGCTTCAGAGCCTAGAGGTGCATTTTCAAAACCACCTTTGAAATCAACAATTGAGGAATTGTTGTTGATTGCGGGGTCTCTGAAACCAAAACCACTTTTAACGACCAATATATCAGTAATACCACCTTTCGTAGTTTCACCAACGTATGCTACGGCACCAATAGGATTGTTTGCAGTTGGGTTCAAACCACCGACAATACTTACTGGGTCACCGTCATAATTGGTGTCTGGGTCATAACCATTATAAAACAGACCTCTAGAGGTAGGTACAATTTTTATTTCTGAAAGTGAACCGATTAATCGACCAGTAACAGTTACTTCTAAACCAGTTGAAGAATCAATATAAATTGAAGATAGTGTTTCACCCGTTTCGAATAATCTATCAACATTTGAAACATAAGCTTCAATATATGAAATGCCTAATTGACGGTCAACAGAACGAATAACTTTTTCTACAACGGCAGTTGCCTTTGATGTTTGTCCAGTTATAAGAGTTTTTGCAATGTTAAAAATATTGTTGTCATCAGTATCAATACGCAATGCAAGTGGTAGTGTCCATTTACCATCCGAAGCTTTTAATATATCTTCTTTCGGTAAATATATTTCTATATCATCATTGTACAAACCACGGAAAAGAAACTTAACCGAGTTCTCAGTTCCTTTTGATTTATAAAGATTTGTTGCTAACTTTAAAAATAATCTCTTATCAGCCTGAATCTGTGATGGAAAATAAGGCAGTAAATCCTTTTTCAATAATTCCAGATAATAACTATCTGAATAGTCAATATCATATGAATTCTTTAAGGCATTAAGCCCATATGAAACGCGATTGATTTGTTCCAACCACTCATAATATTTTTCCAAAAAAGTGACAAATTTTGGGTAATCACTTCTGACGAAATCAGGTAACTGATTAGAAACTATACTTGATAATAGAACGTTTTCCATCAGATAATAACAGTTTTAATAGTTATACTTGTAGGGTCTTCCGCATCCAAAACAAGCATTTTATTTAATTTAGATTGAATGATATTAATTTTTGGTCTTATATGAACCATAATATCACCGAAAGAATTATTCACCGAAGTCGGCTGAAAATTATTGATTGTAATTTTACCCAATAGATAATCAATCGTACCAACAATACCTTCATTCCTATTTTTGTTGATAACGATTTTTGTACTTTGACTACTAATTTCATCTGTTTTATAATATGAAATTCTAATCTTTCCGTATCTTCCTTCCAAAACCGCAGATGCTGAGGCTAAATTTCCACCACCACCAGTAATTTGAATTGCTGCCGTTGTATAACCAACACCAGGTGTCAATACTTCAACCTTAGATAATTTTCCATTTACAATAACTGCTCTTGCTGTCGCACCCGTTCCATCACCCACAATCGTAACAGTTGGTGTTGAGGTATAACCAAAGCCGGGGTTTGTAATTGTTACGGATTCTAACCCTGTAAATGAAGAAGGAATTTCTTCAAAAAAACACTTTCGAGAAACACCTTCTTCATCAATAACTGTAAAGTCTGGTGATGAGTAAAAATTATCGCTCGTTGTTCCTCGATTCAATTCGAAACAAAAATCTAAGATATAGCTATCTGATTGATTTAAGGATGGTCTAAACTTTTTAGCCACAAATAATTCAATTTCATTTGAAACAATAGCTGAGTTATAATTATCGACTGTCGTTTCTAAACCAGAATATTTAAAGTATGAATTAAATTTATTTAAATTCGTTGCACAATAATTCTCAATGATTGTTTTTAAACCTGCTTTCAATTCTGAATCGGAAAGATTTGATTTATATCTTTCGTAAAAAACTGTCGAATTTATTTTTAAATAGTTATAATCTATATCTACTATTTCTGGAGTAACTGTCAAGATACTCATAGGTTTTAAAATTGTGTTCTTAACAAATTCTTTTTCGGTATCTGTTACTTCAAAACCTAACTTTGGTTTTGCTGAAACAAAAACTTTACCATAAATTGGCGGGTCATTTTCTTCACCACCCCAAACATTAACAGCTTCAAATGAAGGATATTTTTGCTGTATCAATTTTATATAATCATTTTTTGTAACAGCACGGTTTTGTGATAATAAATTTAATGGCGCAGAAAACTTAATCGCATCAACACTTTCTCTTGGTGCTCCACCGGCAGCCGCTGCAATTGAATTGATTGTTATTGTAGAAAATCCATCAATCGCAGAAGTTGACAAAAAATTGTTTGCTTTATTTGCTACTTCTCCATTAGTTATCAAGTATTCTAAATTAACTATTCCACCGTCAGGTATTTTTTTACTAATGATATTATCACCAAAATAAACATCATATCTACCATTTTTTCCTTCTTGCAAATAATAAACTGTAGAACTTGAAGAAAGATTCAAAACTTCTGTAGCCTTGTTGTAAACTATAACTTGGTTATTCGAAGATGATTGTTGAACACTAACCTTCAGTTTATCAGTATCAACATTGGCATCAGGTATTGTAAATAGTTGATTTGGATTATTTGTATAACTGTTTGTGTATGAGTATGTAACAAATTGTCCTTCGTATATTGGAACATTTGTAAAAATAAAATTATTTCCGGTTTTCGTTGTTGTGTGTGCTTCTAAAGTTACGAATCTGTAAACATTTCCGTCTATTTGAGAAGATAAAAATGAATAACCCTTAGGTATTGTCAAAGAACCTGGAGTTGAATTATTTGTTTGTACTGTAACGTTAACAACGGCTCTAGGTGTAGAAACGGAGCGAGGAGTATAACCAACTTTTTTTGCATGAGAAACAACAGAATTTCTGAGAACAGATGAATCCATGAAAGATTCATTTGCCACCATGTTAAGATAATATGCATTATAATGTGTATTATAGGCAAGAATATCTAACAAGACACTCAAACCAGAACCTTCAAAATCATAGTCTTGAAATTCTGTTTGTTGTCTAAGATATTCTTTTAGATTTGTTTTTATTGAGTCGAAATCTAACTCAGTAACATTTAAACGGTCAGCCATCTTTATCTGTCTCGTTGTAAGTAAAATTGTATTGTTATTGGTTCTGTTTTATTAATTATAAAAAATGTCATACCAACACTGAATGCGTTTCTTTCAAAATCCGGAGACACAGAAATTTCTCGGATAACAACTCTAGGTTCAAAATTTTCCAGCGTCTGTTTAATTTCCCTCTGTAACACTGTAGCCGTAATGGCATCCATTTGTTCAAAAAGTAGGGCACGAACTCCTGAACCTATTAATGGTTGAAATGGTCTTTCATATCGAGAAGTGGAAATAAGATTTTTTACAGAATTAATAACGGCCATTTCATCGACATGTTTATTTACATCCTTCTTTACGGGATGCATATTAAAAGACAAATCCAAGTCTTTATATTTTCTGGTGACTTTTGAAACTATTGTGGCCATGGTCTATTTATTATGTGTTTGCCGATAGGTTGTTTTTATATTTGTCGGTTCCAATTAAATTCGTTACAAGATATGTTTGAGTGTTTCCGAGTCTTGTCAATTTTTCAACTTTAAAATAATCATCCATTACTTGTAGGCCGGTCCTAAAGAAATTCCAATCATGTTCTCTCCTACCACCCAATAGTGTGTTTGCACTGGTCACATGGCTTATTAATGTGTTTACCTCAGTGGAGGTTAAATTACAGTAAATATTTGACACATCACCTACAGTAACAAGCCTCAAACTATTATTCACCGTAGGACGGTCATTATATAAATTAGTAGAATTTGAACTGATATCGTCACCAACGAATAAACTTGTCATGCTACCTAAAAGTGGAACGGCGTTTTGAACGCCATCCGATTTATTAGTTAAAAGCAAAAGTTGTTGTCCTAAATTAACCGCCATATCATAATCGGGATAATTTACTGCGGATGTTCCACTCTCATTAGTTGTAGATGAAGCAGAATTGGCACCACATACATTATTTGTATGTTTTTTAAATTCTTCAATTTGAATCACCAAGTTAGCCAAACCAGAAATCAAATTTGCAGAATCAACAACATAGTCATAAAACTCTATTGTTGATATTACATTTTGTAAAATTTGAACATTACTTTGTAACTGAAGTGTGACATTTATAACAGGATTTTTATAATAATCCGTCACTTGAATATTGCCATTTGCAATATCATCAATTTGCCATGTTTGCAATTCTGTTGGTGCAGTGTTCAAGTATTCCT